CCCATATTCTGTACATGTTCCTTTCGCGCATGATCTGGTGTTCTGTTTTTTGCATATCGTCTTGATTTTTTACGATATGTTTCTTGGAAAATCCACTGCGGTGAAATCTTTTGACAAAATCTGTATAAGAATAGCTGGGTTTTTTTCCGCCAGCTACTTGCACAAAATTTAATTTTTTATACAGATTGCCTGTTCCCCATCGCATGTCGCAATATGAGACAACTGAAGTTGGATTGTATTGTCGGCAAAATGCCGAAAACAATCGTCCGGCACCCCCTACTACGGTGCCTATACTACAAAATCGTATCAGTTCATATTGCGAAGTTTTATCATATCTTGGTGATCCAAATGTCATTACTGCTACCAACTGATTGTTATAAAAACAGCCATATGCTGTGCTTGATATGGCCCACCCTTGAATGTGATGCTGAGATACAAAAGATTTTGCTTCAGCAATAGATATCATGCCCACACGGCACTTTCTTGCGTAGATTACAGTATCAGTTCCCAGTATACTGCTGAGTCTGCTTTTTACAATTTCGGGATGATGAATCCATTCGTCCTGAAAAATTGTAATCAACCGATATCCTTGTTGAGCACACAATGTCAGTTTGTTGATATGATAATTTTGATTGCTTTTTTGTGCTTCGGAATGCCAATACAGCCCACAGTACTCTATTGCTATTTTTAAGTCAGGAATGACAATGTCCAATTCAAACGGATTAATAATAGTTTTGTTGGATTGTTGCACTGGTGAGTTTACAATGGACTTTACATATTCGTACACTGCTGTTTCTTGCTTGCTGGTATATACTGCTTGATAAGGATTACACATCTTGCAGCAAGGCAAGTGCCCATTGTCCACATAATCATCAAATTTTGCATTGCATGTCAGGCAATTGAACCTGTAATATACCTGATTGCTAACACCTTGATACATCAGTTCTGGTGTAACAAACTCAATATTTGCCATACACTTGTATTTTTTATTTAATTTTTCATAAGGAGTCAGCTTGATAGGACGAAGTTTGCGTACCTGAGTTGCATAATAATTTTTGTGCAGTTCCCGTGCCGCGCCAGTTTGTGCATTGTTGGTTACACCATATTTCCTCATGGAGGTTGACAGTCGTCGTTGATTGATCAGTTGTTGTTGTTCTATTGTGTATTTGTTTTTGCAGTTGGCAACCTTTTCACTCACACTCTTGGCAGCACATGCACATGTGCCAGCTGGCCCGCAAAATCTATAACCCAAATTGACTGAATTGAATTTTTTGATATTGTTGTGCACACACACATTGTCAACATCATTCAATGCGCAATAGATCATCTCAGCCATGTTGTCAGATCTAATTGGACTGTTATCAATTACCCATTGGCGCATTTCTGGAGAATTTTTTACCAATATGGAAAAATGCTTGGGCTTGAGCTCAATCAATTCTAAAATTTGTTCTTTCAATTTGATACCGTCACTTTTGAAGTTGTTATTATTATATATTAAAACATAGACAATAGCAACAAATCAAAGTCAATAAAAAAGGGCCGCAAGGCCCTTTTTTGATCCTTCCCATCCCTGAGAAAGTTTGGTTCTCTGATTAGGAGAAGCTCAAATTCGCCACTGCTATCTCCCCGACATAATCGCCGGCGTTACCGAAACTGCTCGCGGTATTTGTCAATTCAATGTAGCCATAACGTGTCATAAAGCTCACGACTGGTTCAAAGGTTGTTGGATCCAGTACCACACCTGAACTCATCAGGGGAATGTACGGGCAGTAGAAGGCAGGAGCGTCAGCTTCTGAACTACCTTTGTAACCAACCAACACAGGTGTGGTGTCAGCTGCGTAGCTGTCAACAAACACGCGCATTGCGCCGTTCAATGTTCCCACAAACTTGGTGTTGGTCGGAGCTTCAAACGTGCCTTCTGTAGTACGAGCAAATGCGCTGGTGGTAGCACTTTGCAGCACGGTGAGTGCAGCACTAGATACCACAGCATAGTTGCCGGCACCACGACGTGTGCGCTGAGCAATCAAGTTTGCAACACGATTGATCAGAACTGCCAAAGCAGCGTGCTCGTCACCTACGAATGTGGCAGTACCGGACACAGTGGCTTGGTTGTAGGTGAATTCAGTAGATGCTAGCGAGCGCAGGCTCAACAGGATTTCCTGGTCAATCTCAGCCGTGATCTCTTGTGCAAGAGCAGCCATGATTTCAGCTTCAACGTCAATACCGTGCATGGCTTGTGCGTCTTGTGCAGATTCAAAAGTCCATCGAGCTTGCAATTTGCGTGTCTTGGCTTCCACAGCTTGTTTCAAGATTTGCACACTGATTTGTTTACCGCCAGTGCCTTCCATTACTGCTGTGTTGCCGCCAGTGTAGCTAGAGGCGCTGGTAGCACCTGCAGGAACAGTACTGTATGCAGTAGCAATAGTGAATGGGCTGAGTGCTTCCTGACCAGCTGAAACGCTGGTTGCTGCTGCACTATTGTCAGTCAAATTGTTGGCATAACGCACACGCAGAGTGTGGATTTGTCCAACTGGGCCTGTCATGGGCTGCACACCAACCAATTCATTGGCAATCACCGTTGGCATAACACGACGGATAACTGGCAGGATAACACGGTTAAGTGTTGCAATGTTTCCGCTGGCAGTACTACCGCCGCTTGCATTCTCTTTCAAGTAGCGTTTTGTGTTCTCGAGGATAACACTCATGCTGTTGCGCTTGTTGCCATTCAGACCCTCAAGCAGAGCTTCTTTGGTCTCGCTCCAGCGACCTTCAAGTAATTCTTGTGACATTTAAGTCTCCTAAAATTTTATTATCACAGTCCGGCCAGGCGTTTGATGTCAATCACATTGCTGCGATCTTGGTCAATTGCTGACTTTTGTGGAACTGTCTTATCACCGGTTACTGCGGATACCTGTTCTGAAATTACCTTGCGGCTTTTTACTGAACGGTCTTCCAACACTGCTGGTAGATACTTTTCAAAAGCGTTTTTCAGACGGGATGTCTGCACACTTTCAAGCAAATTACGCATTACTTCTTGCTTGTCCGCATTCAAGGGACGCATCAAGTCTTCCAATGTGCTGTCACGCTCATTGGTTTCTTTAATAACACGCAGTTCGCGCTCTTTTTTCTCAACCAGGACTTTTGCCTTTTGTGTGAGAGTGATTGCTTCAGACAATTTCTTGTCCTTGTGGGCAATCATGTTATGCAACTTCTTGAGTTCGGCTCGCTCATTGAGATGAGTTGCACCAAATTCAGCAGCATACGCTTCAAAGATACGACGACCAAAGTTGTTCTCTCGAGCAGCTTGGATGTCTTCTTGCAATTGATTTAGTTCTGTCTTTAAATGACGGCTTACGGCCAGGCTGATCTTTTGACTGGATTCTTTTACAAATCGAGATTTGAGACTTGCCAATTTTCCACGAGCTTCACGTACCAGACGCACTTTTGTTTCTACAACATCACGTTTGTCTTTGGCAAATTCACTAATTTCACGAGCCAACGCACCAACCACAAAGCCTTCGAGTTTCTCGACGCTTTCGGCATGCATTTTACGATCTCGGCGCAGTTCGCCAATTTCCTCTGCAAGTTTTGTCACCAAAAAGTTGTTGAACTTGGTTGCTGACTCTTTCATCTTGCCCTGGAACTTGACACGATCTTCAGCAAGGCTCTGCTTTTCAGCGGCTACTTGTTGAAGTTCTGCTGTGAGACCTTCTGTTACCATCTTATCTAAAGCTTCGACCATGACTGTCTTGTCATGCTCATAGCGTTGTGCATACTCCTCACGAAGTTCAGCACGCACCATTTCACGAGCTTCCACCAGTTTTGATTCCCAAGCTTCGTTGAGTTCTCGACCAATATCTTCGTTAATGAGACCGCTATCTAGCAATGGTTTGAGTTTGTCAAACATTCTGGGTTCTCCTTAGATTTTCTGCTCTTCAGCAGTATTTTCAACAAGCACGATGCTTGCAGAAACTTGTTTACGCTTTGCCCATGGACGTGTTACTGCTGCGGTTGGTGCTGCATTTGGCTGTACGGACATTGTGTATTTGTTTTTCATCTGGCAGGCTCTTAGATTTTTAGTTCTCTAATAAGGCGCTTGACCTCATCTGCAAGATATTTTTTCACTTGATCTTCTTGACCGGCTTCACGGGCCATTTCCAGTACTCTATGACCGTGCTTCATATTCATCAGACCTTCATAGATTGCAGTTGGATACGCATTGGGTGCCGACGGCTGAGCCACAACATCAATGGTGACTATTTCAAAATCACTCACATGGCCTGTTCTGTCATCAACATTGCCGGAACCTCTGCTGGATACACCCAGCTTGACTCCGGATGTTACCAATGTTTTTATTAGCTCTCCCATTGGGGTTGGCAGTATTCTCAACTTGCCACAGCCGGCTTGGCCTTCCATCCACATGTTGTCCACAGTATGGCACACGCGATCCAAGTTGATCTTGAGATCATCGGGATGATCTACTTCTCCCAGTACAGAATTGCCGTTACGGATCTGCTCGTTGACTGTTTCTACTGCTTTGATAATTTCATGCCGAGGGTAAATGCGCTCATTTGCATTGCGCTTGTCCCCCTCGATACAAATGCCTTTGAGATATAGATTCTTGCCACCTTTGCCGCTGGCATCGTCTTCGGTTATGATTTCGATGCGAGCCTGGCTAAATGTAAGATCTTCCCTAAGGTATCTAGAAGTTAGCATTTAATTAACCCTTGCGGCCCGGTAATGGGCTTTTGGTGTTGATACCAGTTGCTTGGCTCAGATGTGGCTTGTTGGCAGGCTTGAGACCTTGTGTGCCTTGAGCTGGGCTGTTACCAACTTTGCCAATCAGGTCTTTGGTAGCATTTCGGTAAGCTGCGGTGTCATGGTTGCCACCTTCGCTGGTACCAGTATGCACCGGGCGGCCTGCCATGCCTGTTTGGCCAGCGTTGAACGCTACTGGGCCTGCTTTGCCGTTGCCTTGTTCTGCTGTCACTGGCTTTGGCACTGCTTTGAGACTGATTGCTTCCATCATGCCCATTTCTTCTGTGTCGTCCATTTCAACAGCGTCTCCGCCAGTGTCTGTTCCAAATTCGTCACCATTGCCGCCCATGTCGGTGCCGCCCATGGCAGCTTCAAACTCGGCCATCAATTCGTCTAGTTTGTCTTCAAGATTGAGGATATCGTCTTTGGTTGCTGGTTCTGCGCTGGTTTCATCATCGCTGCCAAATTCATCAACTGCCATCTCGTCGCCCATGTCTGCAACATCACCATCGGACGAATCTTCGTCGTCCATATCTTCCATATCTTCCATGCTCATGTCAGACTGTTCGTCAGTTTCAACATCGTCAATCAGATCGTCTTGTGCGTCGCCGCCCATGGAACCTTCTTCAAGATCCTGGTCAGCATCCTGGTCAATGTCTTCTTCCTCTTGCATGAGGTTTTCATAAATCTCACGGCTTTTTGCCACAACGATGTCATGGAACAGCTCGCGAGCTTTTTGGTCTTCATCATTGATCACATATTCGATCAATTGTTCAAATTTATTCATGTTAAAACTCCTGTAGGTAAAGTGTGCTGTTATTTAATACACTCGTGGAAAAACGTATGATTTAGGGTCAAAAATGATCAGAAATGATCAAAAATGATTGCGGACTGCTGCAAATCACATCATGGGTTGAGCAGGTGGTTGGTATTGCTGGCGCACAAGTTTGATCTTTTCTTTGAACTCAATTGCACGAACATCATTCATCTTGCGCAGTTTGTTCAGTTGTCTGAGTGTGAGACGAGTTTTGCGCAAATTATCAAGTTCCGGCTGGCTGTTGTCTTGGCTCAGGTCCTGGTATGCCTCGGGCTCGCGTTTGTAGAATTCATTTAGTAGCATGATGTTATTTATACAGCAGGCGGTGCAGCACCGCCTGCTGGATTTGCACCTGCAGCCACTGCACCGGCATCAGTTGTTGCACCGCCAGTTGGGCTCATTGCAGCCATCTCTTCTCCAGTTTGTATATCAGCTTCCATGCCACTTGGAGTGATGCCCACTGCTCGCATGTCGCTGCCCACAGCATTGCCTGCTGCTGGATTGTCCCGTTCTTCGCGCCACATTTCTTCATTCTTCTGAATCTCATCTTCGCTCAGACCCAGGAATCTTTCCAACATGAATCGTTTGCTCATATAAGGCAATTGTTCCAGTGCTCCAAACGCAGTGATGCGTGTGTTATCCAGCTCACTTTGACGATAGCTGGCAAAGTTTTGAGGTGGATTGAACGTTAGGTTAAACAGACTGGAGTCTATGTTGAACCCACGCCATTTCAAGAACATTTTGAATTCATCATCAAGTTTTTGTACAATTAATGATTGCAAGCGTTCGCAGTATTGATTGAATCTGTATTCTTGTATCAGTGCAGTGCCTACTTTTCCGTCATTGAACGACTGTGCAGAGTCGTCTGGGCCGGTGGGCAAATAGCTGCTAGGCACACGCAGTCCTCGAGCCATTTTGTTGTTGAAATACTTCAAATCATCAATTTCACCAAGATTCTGACCACCCGGTAATGTTTCCACACTGCTACCGCGACCGTCTTGTCCCTGGGGGAAGAAATAATCCTCACCAACAGAAAGTGGATTGTATGAGGCATCCATCATGTTTTGGCCGCCACCTGTTACTGTGGGGATTCTACGCTGATGCATTTCATTTTTGACACGTTCAACAAACTGCATGGCCAGGTGGCTGGGCATGTTGCCCACGTCAATCTTGAAAATCCTGCGTTCTGGTGCTCGCTGTACGCGATAGATCAAGATAGAGTCTTCAAGTAGTTCTTTCTGCTTGAATACTTTGTAGATGTTTTCCAGTATGCTTTTGCCAAATGGCCAAAATGTATCCAGGCCTTCGTTCAGGCTCATGTGCACCACATGCTTGGCATCCAAACATGTTTCGTTCATGGCAGTCATGAATCTTGAATTGCCCACCCCGCCCCCGGTACCTCCATTGGGCATGCTGTAGTTGGTGTTGCCCGATATTGACCCTGTTACTGGATTGGTCATGTAGTCTGTGGTGGTTTTTGCTGCCACAGTCATGTTTTGGAAGTTGGGGTTGATATCGCGAATCACATATTGTTCAGGTCGTTTGCCTTCGGATTCATTCACAATCACTCTGGCAACCTTGCTCATATCCACCCAATACATTTCAAATGTTTCTGGATCCCGCACAAACACCTGATCACCGTATTTGAGTGTGTTGCGAAACAGTTTGAAAATTCTTTGATCCAGTTTGTTTAGCTTGACCCACTGTTTCATCTGCTTGCGAATGATTTGGATTTCATGATCCGTGGGCTTGTCTTGATAATCTATCTCAAACGGTGTGCCATTTTGTGCATGCAGCTGTGTTGAAAACTCTGCTATGATGTCAAGACAAGCATTGATTTCTGAGTCCATGTCCATGTTTTCGTATTGATTGTAACGCTCCACACGATTGGGGTGTCCAGAATAAACCTCAGGTAGTCTTGACGCATAGTTGCGAAACACAAAGTCGTTGGTATTGTTGCCGGCTCCATCGTTCTTGCCGTAGCCAGGCAAGCCGTATTGACTTGTGCCAGAAATTGGACTCATTACTCCAGTAGTATCGGCCACTTTGAAATACTTGCGCCAAGATGCTTTACGGCCAGCACCGGCACCGTTGTTTGTGGGGTTTTTGTCACTCATTTGTTTTCCAGTGTAGATGAATTATTTATTGATTTTTCATACAGCCGTTGTGATTGTGCGCTATCCCATATTCTGTCAAATTTACATTGTTGGGTCATGCGCTATGCGGACAATTGTACAAAGCAGGCTGCTTTGTACAACCTGTGTTTTTTTGGAACTTGATATAATGGTATTTGACATGGCGAATTATTTGCCGTTAGCTGCGGGCCACTTGCAACATCTTGCTTTGTATGTCGTTGCTGTTTCTTGTTTCTCTGATCAGTTCATCCATGGAATCTGCCTGTTTGGTCATCATTTCTGCCATAGTCTTGAACATTTTTACAAAGTCGCCACTGTTGTTGTTCATAGGTATTACTGCTTCTGTGCCATGCAATCTGGCATTGTATCCGGACGCAGGTCCTTTTAGTATACCTCCCTCTTCGGCACCAACCTTGGGCATGGTAAAATGAACAGGATCTTTGGGCACCGTCTGCATCAGACCTTGTCGCTTGAGTGCTTCAATTGCTGCTGGATCTCTATAGTTTTGTATGTCCACTGCATTGCCAAGTTCGTGTGAGCTGGTTCCAGGTTTGGCAACCGGCATGCCGCTGGGGCCAAAACCTGGTGTGTTCAACCTTATGGTTTCGTTGTATAGTCTTAGTTGATCTTCTTTTGTACGAAGTGCACTGTTTATTTGTAGGGTCTTGCCAGTGACTGATTTGTACTCATCTGCTGCTTTTAGCAAGGCATTTTTGATATTGTCGTTGACGCCATCCAAACTGGCTCCTGACAGGTTGCTAGTGGACGGGGCTGCTGTTGCCGGGGCTGCTGTTGCCGGGGCTGCTGTTGCCGGGGCTGCTGTTGCCGGGGCTGCTGTTGCCGGGGCTGCTGTT